CGCCGTTCTTGCCGCCGTCCACCTTGGCGGGAGGCGTGGTGCTGTCCGCGAAAGTGCCGGTGAAGGTCGAACCGTAGCGAGTGGTCATCGTTCTGTTCCCTAATTCCGAGGGTCAGAAGGCGGCGAGGCGAGCGCCCCGCCACCCCCGGATCATGCCTCGCTGTTGAGGATGTAGCCGCACTTGGCGTTGTCGGTCCGCGTGCAGGCGATCGCGGTGCGCGCGTAGATCTGCGCGCTGTCGCCCTTGTCGTGCCGGATCGACAGCGAGGAATACATATCCTCCCACGGCACCGCGCGGACGCCCGACTTGGCCCAGAACGGGTTCTTTCGGTAGTTCGAAGAATCGAGCGTGAGGCCCGCATTGTCGAACAGGGTGTTCGACAATTCGATCTCGACGAAGGTGAAGCCGGCGAGGCCGAGCAATTGCTTGCCGTCGGACGACCAGCGCGGCTTGACCGTGCCGGCATAATCGCTGCTCAGAACCAGCACCTGGCCGGTGAGATCGTCGATCTGCTCGGCGGTGAATGCCGCATACCATTCCTCGTTGGGATCGACGAAGCCCTTCATCAGCAGCTTACGTGCCGCGCGCAGCTTCTCGACGTTCATGCGCGCCGCCGACGCCGCGCCGGTCGCGACAGGAACGACCATCGAACCCGAAAAGGCCGTGTTGGTGGTACCGTTCTTGCCGGTCAGCATGTTGCCATAGAAGCCTGCCAGCCACGCATCATCCTTGGCGCGCGCGATCATGCCGGCATTCGCCATGACGTAGGCCGACTGCAACTGAATGCCGCTCTCGAGCTGGTCCATCGTGTCGACGAGGAAGCCGTTGTCGATCGGATCGGGCGCGACCACCCACACGCGATCGTGGGTCGCGTCGGTGATGTTCGTGTCCTGGTTGCGTGTCGCGCGCTTCTGGCCCTTCACATTGCCGACGATGTCGTCGAGCTTGACCTTTTCGCCGACACCCTGCGTCGTCGGGCACAGGCTGTAGAGGCGGCTTTCCTGCTGCTGCAGCGCAAGGCGCATGCTGTCTTCATATTTGACGATGAAGCTATTCGGGATCTGACTGATGGCCATGGGGCCCTCCAGCAAAAGGTTGAGACCGATTGCGAAGGGCTAGGCGGGGCAATCCCCGGGCCGCCTCTAGCGATTTACGTCCGCGTCGACGACGGCTTCCACCGTGGGGACCGGGGCCGATTAAGGCTAGGCCGGCTCTTGAAACGATTAGCGGGCGGAAATTCCCATGGAACCCCGCCCGCTGTCAAGCGTTCGCGTGATCGCCTTCAGGCGGTGGCGCGTCTGCCCTGTGCCGCATCCATGTCGTTTGCGATAACCTGGTTGAGCCGGTCGAGCCGAGCCGTCGCCACCGGATCCTTATCGCGGATCTTCTTCGACTGCTCGGGATCCGCGAACATGCGATCCTTCTCCGCCTTTGCCTCCGCCGGCGTGATCCCGAATTTGCCCTTGCCGCCGTCATGCACGAACGCATCCTCCGCCAGCCCGTTGCCCAGCTTGAGCATCAGGTCGAGCGTGCGGCCTGCGCCGAGCCCGCGCTGGATGTCCGCCACCGCCTGCCGGTCGAGCCCGAGCTGCGCAGCCGCGCGGTTGCACATCGCGAGATTTGCATCCTTCGCGCCGCCCCATTCCTTGAACTTGGCCTGCGTCTCGTCGTTGCGCGACTTGACCACGGACGCGTCGAGATCGAGCTGCTGCTCGAGATACCATTTGCCGAGCGCTTCGGCCGATCCCGCCGGGATGCCCGCCGCGTGCGCCGCTGCGCGGAAGCTGTCGACAAACGGCGTGTTGAGCTGATCTTCGGTCACGCCATCCGGCAAAGCGATCTTGTAATCCGCCGCCGTCGCGGGCACGCCGATCGCGGTGCGGAATGCCGCGACCTGCTCCGGCGTCGCGCCCTCCTTGGGGATTTCGATCCTGTTGCCGTTCTGCCCGCGCCACTTTTCGAGCTCGCGATAGGATTTGGCGACATCGTCGAGCGTCTTGTGCCCTTTTTTCGCCAGCCAGTCGCGGTGCGAGGGCTCCTCACCAGCAGCCTCGGCCGAGAAATTCTCAAGCCAGGCGGGCGGCGTGCCGCCATCTCCGCCGCCGCCATCGCCATGATCACCGCCACCGCCACCGGCTGCAGCTGCCGCCGCGGCTGCCGCCGCGGCCGCGGCGTCGTCCCCGCCGCCGAACACATCGCTTACCGCGCCGCCGCCGCCGCCTTCGCCGCCCGATCCATCGTCGGCCGAGCACAGGAAAAGACGGGTCGAAAATCCTCTATTCGCGTTCATCAACATAGTCGCTCTTGACCTCCACTAGGCGATTAACCTCCGCATCCGAGAGGTTGAGGAAATATTGGATGCGCAGCCACACTTCGCGCTTGCCCGCGCGAAAGGCCGCCATGTGCGGATCGGGATCGAACGTGCTCGCCTCCGCCCGGCAGAAATCGCGCAGATCCGCGAGCACGCGCTCGACGTCGCGGCCTCGATCGCCGCTCAGATCGAAAACCGACAGGAAGTGACGTCGGCGTGCTTGCAGGATCGTCGCCTGCAGCCGCTTCACCGCGTCATTCAGATAGCTCATGCCGCAGCTGCCTGTTGCGCCTTGGCGAGGTTGAGCACCGATTGCGTCGCCGCCGGTGCGCCCTCGATCAGCGTCTGCTGTTGCTTGGCCTGCGCACGTGCCTCGCGTTTCGCCGCGACCTGGTCCGGCGTCGCGACCCAGCTTGGCCGCACGCCAAGCACGTCCGCCAGTCCGCGCGCGCTGGTCTCGACGTCGACCAGGTCGATCACGTCCTCGTCGAACGGCGCCAGTTCGGTCAGCACCTGGACCCAGCGCGTGAAGCCCGCCGCCTCCTCCGCCCGCGCCATGCGTGACATCGGATTGTCGTAGATCACCTTGATCCCGGCCTGCCGCGCGCGCGTCGCCTCGCGCAGTTCGGGCGGCGGCGGCAATATCTGGCCGGACCGCAATCCGATATCGAGCTCGCGCGCGATCAGCGGGCCGAGCTTCTCGGTTTCCATCCGGCCCGCGGTCGGCGCGACCAGCATGCCCTGTTGCTTCGCCAGCTCGAGCACCTCGGTCGCGGTCATCCGGTCGCCGCGCTCGAGCAACAACGAAAAGGCCTTGTCGAGGAAGGCGTTCTTGATCACCTCGCGTTCGGCGTTGAGCAGTTCCAGCCCGATCGGCAGCTCGCCCCCCATCAGGAATGGCTTGGCCAGCTCGCGCCCCATTTCGTCGATCATGCCCGGATTGAGGCCGCCCGGCTTGGTCGAGAATTTGCTGATCGAGCCGTCGTCATGGAACAGGATCGGCGGGTCGACCGCGCGATGGCCCGCGCGGAGGATCGTCTTCGCCATTTCGTTCGCGCCCAGGATCGTGCCGAGCACGCGCATCGCCGGCGATCGTCCGTACACGTCGCGCGGGCTGGTCGAGGTGCGGCTGACCAGCATCGGCATCGTGAAATAGCCGCTGCGCTTCATGATCCATTGCTCGTCGGGCGCGATCGTCAGGCTCTCGATCGGCTTACCGCGCCAGTCGAGCGCGCCGCCTTTGAGTAATTCGTTCGGACGGATGATGTTGATCACCCGGAATTTTTGGTCCGGCTTGTTGTCGCGGATCGCCTCGTCCATTTTCGGGGACAATCCATCGGGGAATTGTTGCTTGAGTTGGCGCGCGGTTTTCTGATATTCGCGATGCACCGTGTCGACGCGCCCGCAATAATTCTCGTCGATATAGATCTCGCTCAGGTGGATCGACTTGTAGAACAAGGAATAGCCGACAACTTCATCGACCCAGAGAGGCGACACGCCGTAGACACCGCCCGAGCGCACATCCTCGAGCGCCTGCGTCTCGAAGCCGGCCGCCGAAGCGTAGCGCATCGCCTGCAGCCGATCGGTCGCATATTCGAGCCAGCGCTGGACCGCGGGCAGCTTGTTGAGCTCGGCCGAGGTGGTGGTCAGCAGCGCCCATTTCTGGCTGCGAGGGAAGATGAGCCCGCTGATCGCCGCGACGTAGCGCTCCAGCCCTTCCATCGCGGTACTGTCGAAATTATCGAGCCCGCGCGCACCGCCGGCGGGCAGGCGGTCGAAACCGCCTGCCATGACCGGATCGACGCGCCGTTCGACGCGGCGATAGAGGCTGTCCCAGGGCGCGCGCTGGCTCTGCAGCTCGGTATGACGAGCGACCGCCAGTTTGACATAATCCTGGTCCTGATAGTCGATCGTCGCGCTCCGTGCGTCCATCGCGCCCTCCTGGGGTTAAAGGTTCAGAAAATAATGCTGTCGCGCAGCTCGGCCGTGCCGCCGGCCGGGATCGCGATCGGATCGTGCAGCTGGCACCAGGCGACTTGCCGCCCGTCGACATAAAGGCCGATGCCGGCGAGGCTGTACGCGCGCTCGCCAGCGGCCGGGCCGCCAAGAATCACGCGATCCTTGAGCAACACGCCGTTCGGGTGGCGCAGCCACGCGCCGGAGCCCGTCACCGTCATCGGCTCCAGCCCGACAATTTCCTTCGCGCCGTCGGAGAAGACCAGCTCCACCTCGCCGTCGATCGCCTCGATCACGTCGTCCGCGTCGTTCGCCTTGTCCAACGGCGCGCATTTGCGGCCCTTGCCGGTCTGGCGGCGGTGCGCGATCCGGTATTTCCCGATCGCCTTGTCGCGCTCGGCCTCCAGATTGTCGCGTTCGGCCTCGAGGCGCTCGACAGATGCGGCCGCGGCGGCCAGCTTCTCGGTCAATTCGATGATTGTGTCGGTGCGTGCGCCATTCTCGGCAGCCAGCTGGTTGTTTTCGTCAATAACCTCGGCATGAGATCCGTTTAACCGAGCATGCTCTGCCTGCAGCGCCTCGTGCTGCCCGGCCAATTCGCTCTGAAGGTCGGTCAGCGACTTGATCTCGAGCCGCGCCTGCACGAGCTCCGTCCCCAGATTGGTATGCTCGCTCTTGAGCGTGGCGATCGCCGCCAAAGTCTGGTCGGCCGATGTATCGGCCGCGAGGCCGATCGAGAGGTTCAGGCCCGCCAGCGCCACCGTTGCCGCCGGCGGCTTTCCCTGTCCGTTATTGGTACCCATTTCAAATTCCCTTCCGCTTCAAAGAAAATCACTGCCCGAGCAGCGCCTTGCCCGTGCTGCCGGCCGAGGCCTCCGCCCCGCCGGCACCGGTGATCACGTCGGCCGCGCCACCGCGGCGCCGCGCGAGCTCGTCGCTCGTCGCGGTCTTGGCCGCCGCGTCGTCGAACGTCGGTGTCGGCAACGGCGCCGGCAGCTTCGGTGCCTTCGGCACGATGCCGAGCAGTTTGAACGGTGCGGCGATCGCGCCTTCGACTTGCTGCATGGTCAGTCTCCCAGGATGGAATAATGGCTGTCGTTCACGACTTCGCGCCCGCCCCCGCGCGGCGTCCGGCCCCGGATCTCGAGGATCACATTCTCCCCCTCGAGCGCCGCATATTGCTCGGCGTCGGCGACGTGGGTGTAGATCGTGTCGGCGATCGTCAGGTGGCCGCGTTCCTCGCCGGTCGACAATTCCGCTTTCTGGTAGCGGTAGCCGCCGACATGAGCCTTGATCAGGTGCTTGCACGACGGGTCGATCTCGTACCCGCCAATCTCGCCTTGCGCGTTCCACACAGCCTGGTTTCGCAGCGCGGCCTTGTTCGATTTGGCGCGATGAACCTTGAAGCCGAGCCCTTTTTGGAAGCTCAACAGCCAGTCTTTATCGTCGGTCGGCGCATCGGACGCGGCGAATGCGGCCGGATCGCACACCACGCGGATATCGTCGGGCTGCAGATCGGGGAAGCGATCGGTCAGCATCTGCTTGCACTTCTTGCCGAAAGCCTCGCCACCGATCTTGATCAGCGCCTTGCCTCCAGAGGCGAGGTTCACGCATTCCGCGAGCGCGCGAAGGCCACCCTGCGCGGTGCGCTGGGTCGCGACGGCCGCCGCGTAATAGCCCTGGTCGACGCCCAGGGTGAGCCTGCGGCGACGGTCCCATTCCTGCGGTCGGACATGCAGCGAAAAATTGAACCCGGCATTCACCGGCTGGCCGTGCATCACCGGCACCGGCTTGTTGTCGACCATGCGGTCGACGTAGCCGGGCTTATGCTTGTTCGCGGCGACCTGCAGCAGGTAGTAGGCGCGACCGCCGGGCAGGTTGTGGATATTCTCCGCGTTCGGCTCGCGACCGCCGGGCTGCACGAAGCAATCGATCAGCGCGCGCTCGCCCAGGTACGCCTGCAGCTCGGCCAATTCTTCGGCCGTCAGCCCTTCGATCTCGCGGTCGATCAGCAGCCGGTAGATGTGGTTTTCGATATCCGGCATGTTGAGCGACAGGATGATCTGCGGATCTACGATCAGCGCGGGATCCAGCTCGGCGCCGCCACGGCCCACGCGGCCGGTCAGGAACGGGACCAGATCGACCGGCTGCAGATCCGCCTCGTCGACCAGGATGGCGTGACGCTCCCAACCGCGGCACGCCTCTGCCACCGATTGCTCGCCGATCGCGCGGAATTCATATTCGACATCGAGGATGTCGATCGGCCGCCCCTCTTTGACGTTACCCTCACGGCGGAGGATCTTGCGGAACGAATGGGTGTAGGGCGCTTTCCAGCTAAAATTGCCCTCCGCTTCCGGCACAATCGTGTGCCAGGATTTGATCGTGGTCGACTCCAGCGACGGGTAGCTTTCGCGGATCACGCCGATCCGCCCGCTGCGCCAGGTGACCCCGTTCGCATCGACGATGCCTTTCTGGACGGCCGCGACGCGCAGGCCCTTCTGCAGCGCCGCCATCGTCTTGCCCGACCCTACCGGCCCGATGATCCCGCAAATGAACGCCCGGCTGCGCATGAACGCATCCGCGATCGGGCCCGGCGAAATCAGCCGACGCGGTTTCTGCGGGGCCTGCATCATTTCCCGGCGCCCGGCGGCTGCAGCGTCGGATCGTCGACGGGCGCAAAATCGGCGTCGATCGCCTCGAGCATCTCATCGCGGGTGTGCGTGACACCCTCAATGAACATATCGGCCACGCCCGAGAAGGTCATATCGACCGCCACCGGCTGCTTGCTTTCGATGTAGGGCAGCAGCTCGGCCGCGCACCGGATCCGCAAACCCTGCGCATCGGCGTAGGACATGCTTTCGGTGTACTCGATCGTGTTGCCGTCTTTGTCGCGATATGGCTGCTCACGCTTGCGCTTCGATGCCTGCATCAGGATCTCGGGCGGCGTCGCCTGGATCTGCATCAGCGTGATCGCGGGATGCTGCCCGAAACCGAGAATATATTTCTTGAACTCGGCGGTGCTCTTGTTCCGCGACCCGGGCGGCCGCCCGCGCTTGCGAACCTCGCGCGCATGGCGGACCAGGTTGAGGTGCGAGGCTTCGACGCCCAGCGCCTCGCGCGCCTCGAGCATTTCCTCCGGCGTCGGCTGGAACAGATCGTCCTGCCGCATCTCCTCCGCCATCGCCTCGGCGACCAGCGTCTTGGTTTCGGCGACGAAGCCGGCGACTGTCTCCTTATCCCCGCTAGGCGTTGACATGCCGCGCCCCCCGGCCCATCGTCCGATTTTCCGCGCCATCGTGGCGCGGCCGGAGCCGCCCATGCCCCGAGCCCTGGACCATTCCCGCCCCGCGGCGGGCCGCCATCTCATCACCGGATAGGTTCGTCGCGGGCAACCCGCGCCCCGTGCCCCAGCCCGAGCGAAAGACGAACCGCCCGTTCGGCCTGACAGGCCGACCGGCAGAAATGGAGGGTAGGCCCGAAACCCAGAAAAACGGCTGCGCCAGGGAGCGCACGAGATCTGGCCTCGAGCTGGGGGGGGCCACCCCCTCGCCTGGCCGATCCGACCGGTCACCCTTCGGCGCGGCGCAATCCCTAGGCCTGCAAAGCCTGTGGCCGATCAGCGCAAACCGCTGGAAACGCAAGGCTTTCGCCTGCCATTCAGACGATCCCGTTCCGACGCACCCAGCCGGCGCAGGCAAAAACGGCGGAAATCCGCCATTCCCTCCGACCAGGGCGCGCACGCCGATCGAGGCCCGCCCGATCCGCTCGCGACCACCCCCAGGCCGAAATTTTGCGCCGGCCTCGGCTGCATCAAGGCCCTGATCCGGCACCGGAGCGAGGCGAGCGGCATATCCGCCCTCTATTTTAATCGATCGGGAGAGGCCG